GTGGAATATGCTGTGGTGTTGGCGACATTGCTTGCAGGCACACCAAGGTTGTTCTGCCAGAACTGGACGATGGACAGTTTGCCCGTCACAACCGAAGGAAAACCATCCAACACATTGCCGACCAAGTTGTAATCAATTTCGTTGATCTGCGATCCGTTCACATAGATCATTTCAAAGCCATTGTTCAGCGCATAGGTTGTTGGCGAGAAAGTGGTGATGGCGGCAACGTCCTGGTCAAACCGGGTGAATGGTGCATAGGTAGAGCCTGCCGCCCGATACCGATAAACCGTGTTGCCTGCTGTTGCGCCTGAAATGGTTGCTGTGAAGGTGATAACTTTGGTGGTTGTGTTGACGGTAGACACCGTGTATTGGGTGGGTGTTCCCGTGTTGCTAAAAGTCAACAACTCTCCAGCGGCAATTTCAGTATAAGGTGCGCTGCTGTAGGTGATGGAGTTGCTGGTGTTGGATGCAATCGTGATGTTTAGCGGCTCATAATATGCGCTGGTGCTTACTGCTCGCATATAAATGGTCACAACCGTTTCTCCAGCCGCGCAAGCATTCGTCATGACTACCGTGGTGCTTGTCTCCGTGTACTCGGCAGAGTTCAAAAGCACGCCATTTCGGAACACCAAGATATAGCCAACAATGTGCGTCAAAGAGAAAGTGGTCTGCGCGGCTGTTGCAATAAATACCGTTTCCGTATAAAAGAAATCATCCTCTTGTGTAAACCCAACCACACGCCCATAGATATCAATTGTCAAAGTCGCGGCTGCAAAATTCTTGGTATAAATGCCAGAGCCAAAATTTAGAAAGTCGTGCAGATTGACTTTCATTGTTCCATCGGTATTATTGGTCACCGACAGGAAACCATCATTCACATTGTTGCCTGTCGATCCCACAAGAATAGATTGTCCTGTGCGAGCATCCAGATCAATAAAAGTTTGCAAGCTGCCTGTGGGATCAATCGCTGCGCCCCAGACGCTGGAGTCGTAAACAGCAGTGTTGCTTGGGACAAATGCGCCGCCAAGATTGATGTAGCCAGCGTTGCCAACTGCAAAGCTAAATTTGCGATTGGATCGGTTTCCGTACAGCAAATAATTGTCCGTGCTGAAATTGGAACTGGCCGTGTACCATGTGTACAACGTCGGGTCTGTTCCTCCGTTGGCTACCGTATTGTTGAACAATCCGTAGAACCCTTTGTTGCGCGGCGAATAGCTAAAACCTGATGTGCCTGTAATGTTGTCAGCATATGCAACCGCCAGCCACCTATCAACATATTGGAAGGTCGTTGGACGCCATTTCAAAACTGCTGATGCTGAAGAGAATGGACTTTTGCCAAGGCCATTTACCATTCGAACAAAGAAATACCAATCCCCGGCAGGTAGAGTATTTAACGTCACAGTCCCCATGCTCAAGCTGGGCGTGTAGGGATTGCCGCCAGGATTGATGGCTGTTGTGCCTGCAAACAGCCGCTGTGCTTCCGTTGGAGTTGCGTAGGCAGAATAATAAATTTCTGCATATTGCGTGATGCCAGAACTTGCGGCAGTTACGATAACGCCAAAAGATGGCACAGCAGCGGAAGGCAATTGGTTGGTGATGTTTGGCGCAAACAACGTGCCAAAGGCCAAAGGCGAACTGATGCCTGTGTTTGGAGCAGTCACAAATTGCGTGATGCTTATATCGTCGTAGACGGTGGGATTAAATTCCATCAACGCCAGAGTCGCGCTGATCGTTCCATCGTCGCCAAAATTCTCCACCACTTGATTGATGCGGAACAGTTTGGATGTCCAGCCATAATTTGTGTTGGTGACGGTCACCACATCGCCAGCTTCCAACTGCAGGCCGACATAATTTATGGAGCAGCGCAGGTTCAAGTCTTCTCTGCCTGATTTTAAAAACCTGTTGGCTAGGTATTGCGCTCGCACGTTGTTGCTGACCAGCGGCAGGTTGATGACCTGTTTGTTTACTGGCTCATTGGAATACATGAGTGCCGGGTTGATCACCGCGAGATTGAACGTGGCTGTGGCAAATGCATCTTGCGCTGTCCCATCGGGGAATTTGACCTCTGCGATGTTGTAGCTGGACGCAATATCGGTGGGCGTGATTTGGAATGCTGAGATGATGTTGGAATCAGACAGCGCCATCGCAACGGTATAGGCTGGCGACTGAACAATTACGCCCCACAAGCCAGAGATTTCGTTGTACTTGACCAAGCAATCGCAGCAGCTTGCCATGAGTTGCAGATTGTTCATGATGGTCTGATTGGTGTCCAGGGTTCCATCAAACCTAAATCGGGCTTGCGTCTGCACGCCTGAACTGTTGGTGTAGGAGAATGCGCCATCACTGTAAACATTCAGCGCAGTCATCGTCGCGGCATCAATGCCAGCCACCGGAACAGCCGCGCCATACCGAGTGGAGGTCAGGTAATCGGTAAAGCAATCTCCTGGCTTGGTGCGGCTATTGGTGAGTTGGAATTTGGTCTGCTGAATGCCCGTCAGATTGGCATTCTGGTTGTACACCATCTTCATAATGGCGAACGCGCAGTTGCTCATCAGTTTGGTATTGTCCCACTGGTAGACGCAATCGATGTCTTGCATGACCGCAATGGCAGTCTGCGCGGTGTTTGTTCCAGACGATGAACCATTCCGATAAAGATAGAAAAACAGATTGCCCGACACGGTGGTGTCAGTCAAGCCGGTGGATTCGTCTAGCAGCCCGACAACTTTGGTCAAATCCGCGCCATCAAAAACACATTTCTTGCCGCCGAAATAAACATCCCCGAAAGTGTATGTGTCTGCTGTGCCGCCAGTTTCGGTGTTGGTGACTTCTGCCAGAGACAGCACATAGTAAAGAATTTGATTGTTGGTGGTGATGCTTAGGTCAGTCACCATGCCGCCAATGTAGCCCGAGCCGTACAGCACTGGCAGTTTGTTCTCGCCAGCCGGTGGCATTTGTTGGCGATTGCCAGGATTTGCGCCAGCAGCATTGATCGCGGCATTGTCCACGTTTGGTGCAAATGCTTTGCTGATGATCATGGACGCCACGATATTGATCGCAAATGATGCAACTGCCATACCCGTTGCGCCAAGCGCAGCAGCAGCCATGACCACATCGCCAAAAACTGCCGCCAGAATTATTGAACTTGGCATCTTAGATCACCCAAAAATCTTCTAATTTCTTAAAACCAAACTTGTCATATTTCAAGTCTGGGCTGTTCACCATCTTGCTGATGAAGAAGGCCGAGATGCGATTCTGCGATTTAAGCGCGTTTCCATGTTCGACGTAGGCTGCTATCAACCTGTGCGCTGCAGAGCCGCCACGGGCTTCTACGTTAATCCAGTAGGCCATTTCCGTCATCACCAGATGCTTGGGACTCCAGGCACTTGGCGAAATAGCCGCCAGCAACATCCCGTCAATTTTATCTGTCTCCGCAACCAGGGCAATCCCGCGACCCGCCATTATTTCCGTCAGCACCTGGGTGATGTAGACTTCGTCATCCACTTCCCGCAAGAATTCCAGCGGCGCAAATGCGCGGTATTGCCGCAGCATCCCCAAGATCGCCGGGATGTCAAACGGGTTGGCATCTCGGATTGTGGGCCTCATGCTGCCGTCTTGCCAAATGTGTAATTGATGGTGGAGATGAAATTCACCCGGTTCATGGATGTATCACCGGAATTGAATGATTGCCAGGACGCATCGTTTGTGTATCGGCCTGCTGTTCTGTTTTGCAAGATTAGTTGAAAGCTGGATGCGCTGATGGTAATGACACCTGTGAATGCGCGAACCTCTTCCATCCATTCTTCCGAGATTGAGAATGAATTCACATAACCATTAAAATATTTGTACAGCCCTGAAATTCCAGCATCTACCGTCCAATCCGTCAACACAGACGAACTGTTTGTCCAGCCAATAACGGCGGATGCGTTGTTTGTCCATGCGATTGGGGTGGTGGTAATTAACTCATTGTTGGCATTAAAGAATCCATGCCACAGTTCAATCTGCGAACCTTTGATTTTCTCAGCCAGCACAATAGCCAGCATTGAGGTGTCAATCCCCACCAGAGTGACGGTGGTTTCGTTGGCTGTGCTTTTGATGTCGCGCTGTGCGGCGTTAACCTTTATTAGTTGCCCAAGAGCCGAGAATGGCAAGGCAGAAATAGAAGGCACAACGATTGCATAAGGCGCTGTGGAAAACAGATATGTGCCGGTTGGCGTTGTGAGCCGAAAGAAATCCGCATACCGAATGATGTTGGTATTTTGAACGGCAGGAATCTGATTCACAACACAACCTCCATTGCGCTGAATGCATTTGACCAAGCAATGAAACTATCATTGGTCATTGGCACAAGCGTGTAGGTCGGGTAATCGCGCACAATGACCGGGAAGGTTATGCCTGTGTACGTTGAGCCGCCCAGGGCGACGGTGGTGCCGTATTGCCCGATGACAGCCAGCATCCCGATTGTGGGTGCATCAATCAATGACCGATGCACAGGCACGCTGACTGTCGAGCCGCCGCCGCGAGTGACGTTGGCTGTGGCTATGTACGCATACCGACCCACCTGAATGAAGTCGCCAGCCTTGACAATAAACAGGGTGGAGGTGATTGACGGGAGCGTACCCAGCACGATGGTCTTGCCAGAGGATGCAGCCTCCACGGTGACTGCGGCAGCTTGCACGGAAGTCATGTTGCCTTGGTAGGCGATGTAGTTGACCCAGCCTGTGGAAGCGTAACTCAGGTACTGCTCTGCCACCCGATCAGCCACGCGCAGCGCAGACAGCACGGCACGGTTCTGCGAGTAAAGCAGATAGTCATTTGGCTTTATCGTAAACTGAAATGGCTGAACTGTCAAAATCTCTGATGTGCTGATCCGCATATTGCGCGAAAGCATTTGGCCTGCAAACTTGTGATCGTTGATGGCCACAGTTTCAGCAATTGACAGGATGGTTTGCAGGCTCATTATTTGTCCCTTTTGTTCCACATCTCAAACAGGGTTTTGATTTTTTCTTCTAAAACTGCCACCCGGAGGTCAAGCTTGCTCAAAACGATAATGAGCGTGATCAACGCCAGAAGTATCGGCCAACCTTTGGAGAGCAATTCAAAGAGTTCCATATCAGCACCCAGACTTGGCCCGAGCCTCTACTTCATAAGGGCTGTTGATGTAGCCGTAGCGCAGCAGGTAGTACAGTATCTTCACCGTCCACTTGATAGCCCCGTCCCGCTCGATCTGTGACACATGCACCGCCTCGTGAGCGGCCAATGCGTAGTTCTCCTCTTGTCCGGGTCGGCAGTACACCGTGCGCCAAGGCATAGTGATCGCCAGCGAATTGCTGGCTTTCAGGAACCACAGGACGATGAGCGGGGCGGGTTTCATTGCAGTTTTCTGCCTTGTTCGTAACTTTCACGGTCGTCCATTGCGTGATGCATAAGTAGCCTATCAAACTCCTCGTCTGGTGTTGGGTGACACCAGCAAGCCCGATTCATTTCGTGCTCTCGGAGGTCGTCGATTGGATAGGTGTGGATGTCAAACATGGTTGCTCCTGCGTTACTACCGTTTTGATCCCGTTTTGCACAGTCACGATTGACCCGCCCGGTCTGATCTGGATACTGTCGCCCCAAGGCGCAGGATTGGTGAAATCAACTGTTTTGCCATCAATTTCAAACATGGGGGGTTCCTTCATTGGGTTTCGGCACTTGCGCTTCAGCCTGCTCTTTGATCTTGACAATCAGCGGCCACACGCCGCTGGACGATGGCAGTTGCCCCAGCGTTTGCAGGATGAAGTTGATTTCGTTTACGTCGAGGTCTAGGGTCATGCTTGGCTCCAAGGCAGGGGTGGGGTTACTACAGGTGGGTTGATTTGATAGTCGATCTGCTGCTGCACAGCGGCTTCTGTGGCGTCCTTGTCCACGCCGTTGTCCCAAATCCAGCCAAGCACTTGCTCTTGCGTCAGGTCGGCGTAGGGCGTGAAGGTGCCGGTAGGCGTAGGCACAGAGCAGGTTGAGTAGACGCTGCTGGTGTAGGTGCCGTCAGTGCCGCTGCAAGTCCAATGGCAAACAATTACGGTGTCTGGGTTCTGCTCAGTGGTTGAGCAGTTCATTGCTGTGACTGTCCAAGTGATAGTGGTCATGGTTTGCTTTCAAGTTGAGCGACACGGGCGCGGAGGGATTGGAGTTCAGCTACAAGGTCTGCAATGACCTCTGAGGTGCTGGCTTGCATGGCTTGATACATAGGCTTGCCATCAGCGTCCACAGCGTCTTTAGTGCCGCTTACGCTGCCTGCATAGACCTCTTGGAATTGGTGCGCCAAGAAACCGCGAGTGCGCTCACCGCTGACGTTCCATGTGTACTCAATAGGCTGGAGTGCGTCAATACGTGCGCCTTGGCCTGATACTGCACCAGTAACAGTTTTTAAACGATAGTCAGATGTGACGTTATACAGCGTTGCAGAACCAGAAGTTGTAATAGAGCCAACTTGCGCTGATGCCGCAACAAAATCCATAACAGTGGACGCACTAGATGAAGTGTTGATATAACGTGTGCCAAGAAATGCTGTTGTGTATTTAATCTCTTGGAAAACAGTAGTGCTTGAAGCTGTTACACCGATTAAAAGAGCGCCGCTGGCATCCAGCGTCATTGCTTGGGTGAAGGTAGCGGCAGCACCCGCACCTGATGTGTTATTTGGGGCTGTCTTCCAAATATGTGCGCCACTATTTTGTGAATAAAAAGACGCATAGCCATTTGCTATGTATTTATTTGCGCCATCATATAAATAGTTGGCCGACATATAAATATCAGCGGCTGTTGCATTAGCCCAAAAAGCTCCTTGTGCGCCAACTTGAAATGCTCTGTAAACTGAGTCCCAAGCACTAGGCGTCACTCCCAGCCCTAGGTTACCGCTGGAGTTAAGGGTCATTCTGGTGGTTGGAGTTGTACCGCCAGATTGAAATATTAAATTAGTACTGTCGAAATTTATACCAACACTTCCACTCGCATGAGTAATTCTAAGAGTTCCTGTTACTGCATCAGAAAATCCTGCGCTGACGCTGACAGAGTCAATGGTGATTGCTTTTGCAACTCCCAAAAATCCATATAGTGCGGGTGTAGTAGTCCCAATACCCAAGTTACCGCTGGAGTCGAGGCGCATCCGTTCGCCAAAAGTGCCAGCAGAATTTCTAGTGCCAAATGTTAAAAAACCTTCGTTAGTGCTTTGGTTTGCGTTGTAACCAAAAATGCCACTTGTTACTGTTCCGCTTGAATTTGCAAAGAGCACGCTTTGCATATTGCCGTTAGTGCTGCTTGTGTTTTGTATCCTTATTACCGCACCACCATTGTTAGCAGAGGTTGATGTGCTAGGGTGGGCAAAAGTAGCAATCTCTTGAACCGAAGAGCTAGTTGCACTCAGCGTCCCGGTGACTGCTAGGCCGGTGGAGGTGAGGCGCATTTGTTCGCTAATTGTTGTGGTTGCAGTGCTACTTTTTACACCAAACACAATGTCTGCAAGACCATTTGTAGCATTACTAGTCAATACAGCACCAATGTAAGCAAACTTTCCTCCGCTATCACCAGAGTTAAAATAGTTAAAGCGAATGCCTGAAAAGTCTCCTACCGCCCCATTTGTGTTAACAGTAACAAACTGTGCTGTCCCGCCTATTGTTCCACCCACATCAGCAGTTGATGCATTAACACGACCGCCATTGACACTCAGGCTTGTCCCATCAAACGTCAGCGCAGACCCCGTGGTCAAGACTTTGCTGCCGTTAAGGTAGCCCACGCCGTTGGCTGTGCCGCCGTTGTGTGTGACTGTGCTGGAGGTGGTGAGGGTAGTAAATGCCCCCGTATTCGCCGTTGTAGCCCCGACGGTGCCGTTCAATGCCCCAGCAAACTTTGTGCTTGAAAGAGTGGTGCCATCAAATGTCAACACAGCGCCGCTGGTCAGCACCTTGCTGGCGTTAAGGTACGGCACTCCGTTGGCTGTGCCTGTGGTCAGCGTGATGCTGCCTGCAAACGTGACTGCCGAGCCTGAGATTGCGAATGCTGCGTCATAGTACGCAAAGTTTGCGTCTAGGTTTGCAAGAGGAATGGAACTGGTTGCGCTGGCAAATGTATTTGGAACTGACATTTTGATTCCTTAACGTGACATTGGGATACTGCGGTTGGCCGATTGATACACAGACCAGACAGACTGTTTGTTCTTGGCCAAAAATTGGAGGCCCGACTGCGTATCAATTGCGCTCATGCTGGCAATGTAGGGGCCATTGTAATTGATTGTTGGTGCTTGCTGGCTGCTGCCCAGCATGTGATTTGGCACAATTGTGCCAGCCGTCTTGGGAACAAACAACTCCGGGCCACGCTCACCGACCATTGAAGGCACGCCAACTGGTGGGTCGCCGCCATCGGCAAAGCCAAAGATTTTGCCGACCATCCCCATGAAGCCTTTTCCACCGCTGGCCATTTCCCACAGCGCCAGGGCTTGCTTTTTCAATTCAATTTTTAACAAGTCTTTCAGGATGCTTTCTGTCAGCTTGCTAAATGATGTCGTGCCATTTTGCACCATTTCATCAATAGCGGAAGTCATGTTGTTCCAGACAGCATCGTTTATCGATTGCAAATATTTTAATTGATCGGTTAAATGAATATTCAATATTCCGTCTTTCTTTTTGGCTTCAGCCATTGCGTTTAGAGCCGCTAAAGCTTCTGAATTGTCTCCATATTGCTTTTGATTGTTGAGAATGTCTTCTTGATATTTTGCTTCCAACTCTGCTAGTTTAACCTGGCGTTCACTCCAACCAACCATTTTAATTTGGGCTTCAAGCTTGTCTTTGGCTTCTAAATTAGATGTGTGAGATTTTTGATAATATTCAACATCATCCATCAATCGTTTTAATTTGTCTTCTGCTTCTTGGTCGGCAATTTTTTTGCGAGCATCGCGCTCTGCTTCTGCAGCATCAATTTCTAAATTTAATCTTTTTTGCCTAAAATCTTCTAATTTTTTCTCAGATTGCTGAACTTCTAAAGCCAATTCTTGAATATAAATATCGCGTCGCAATTTGAAATAATTTTTATCTTTTCCTTCTATATCTCTATGATATTGAACCAACAACGCACGGCCACGTTCATAAGATTCAATTTGAATTTTATTTTCTTCATCAGCATTTGATTTTCTATGGTCATAATCCAAATTATCAAGAGCATCTTGAAATCTTTGTCTAAGACTTAATTCATGTTGATAACCACCATCGCCAGCATAAACATCTATTTTTTTCTTTTGGCCTTCTAACTTTTTAGCGTCTTGATTGGCTTTAACTAAAATTGCAATTAATTTGGCTTTTTGATCTTCCAGACGATTTAATTCATCAGCATATGCTTTGACATTTTCATCTTTATCACCAAGCAGTGGCCGTGGTTTTGGCGCACCTCGCCCTACCATTGCATTGATACGTTCTTGAATGGTTCTAATTTGATCGGGAACAGAATCTGGTTTGCCAAAATTCATGGCTGCATCCCAGAATTCACTCCATTTCTTTTTGGTAAAATCTAATGCTTGATCTAAATAACCCAGTTCTGTTTTTGTCTTGTCAAAACTAGCGCGCATTAAATCAGAAGTCAATATAATTGACTCTTGCATTTTGTTTTGTCGCTCTAATGTTTCAATTTGTTTGTATTGAGCCAACGTCAAAAAATTGTATTGATCGTTTAGTTTTTTGGCACTGGCTGCTGAACCATCCAATGTTGGAATAAGCTTGGCTGCAGCTTCTTTAGATGTCAAGCCACTTAATTCCGAAAATCTTTGAATAGTTTTTGACACCGAATCAAAGGTTTGATTGATGAATTGGCCAGAGCCAATCATGGCATTCAAAATATCTTTGGCATCACCAATGCTGGCGCGAGAGGCCGTGCTAATTGTGCTGGCCATCACCTTAAAGCTGTCTGTCGTGACGCCAGAATACTGGCCAGTCAAGATCAATGAGTTGTTGAGCGCATCAAACTCTTTTCGACCCATGACGGCTGCGGTTGCCGCCAGCCCAAGGGTTGCGACAAATGCCACCAAAGCGCCCATTGGAGACACAATCAATGGCGTCAGCACCCGGAACATATTGCCCAGGCCACCCATTTGATCTTTCAACTGGCCACCCTGCTGGATGGCGGCGATCATGATGCTTTGGCCAGAAGCAACTTGCGTGAAGAAGTCAGTGGTCTGGTACATCAGACCTTGTTTTTGCCATGCTGTGAGGCCACCAGCGGCCTTCAGAGAACTTGCAGCGATTCGGTCATAGGCAGCGGCTTGAGCCAGCAGTTGACTCTTCATTTCATCAGTGGCTGATCGAAATTTTCCTTGACTGATTTCACGCTCAATCAATTGAACCTTGGTTAAGGTTTTGCCATAATCATCTGTGGCATTTTTCAGAGAAATGATTTCTCCAGCAGCGGCGTTTGAGTCGCGCTTAATGGCCTGGCCCAGCTTTTTATTTTCGCTAATAGCTTTATCAATAGAAGCCGTAAATTCGGCAGTATCTAAGCCAAGAACAACGCCAAGTCGCGCAATGTTATTTGAAGCCATTACTTTTTCCTTCTTCTGGATAGTTTCAGCGCGTAAGCTGGAATAATCTCTGCCAGTTTTCCCTTCAACACGCCAAGGACTGTTTCGGCATTGCTGTCAAGCGCCGGGCGCAAAAATGGGCGTGCAGACATTTTACTGGTTCCAAATTCATTTGCCAAAGATACCGCGCTTCGCTTGACAGAAACAATGGCGATAGCCGCATCAGTTTCATTTACATGATCTGATCTTTTATCTCGCTCATTGGGAATTCGGAAATCTGTGCGGATGGTGTCCCGCATGTGGACGCCAGAAGTGTTTTTGCTATCGTATGCAGCCAGCGTCTTGGCGGCAAGTTCAACAGGTTTCATGGCTTCATTGGCCGCTAAAGCCAAAGTGCGCCTGACCAATGTGTCGGCCCGAAACCCCTGGGCCATAGCTTTCAACTGATCCTCAAACTCAGCAAAGCCTTCCAGCTTGATCGTCCTGTTGTTTGGGGTGTAGTCGGCCACTTTATACTTTCAAATGCTCTTTCGATTCAGGTCTTGATAGCATGAACGAAAGCAATTGGTTTTGAACTTGCACTTGCTTTACCTCTTCGCTTTGAGGTGGAATAATGTATTCATGCACCGACGGTAGCACATCTTTTATTGTATAGGGCGTCAAAGTTTGTTTGAGTTTTGAATTCAGATTACCAGTGGTCAAACAACTCAATGCCAGCAAAATTGCCTTGTTGCCAATAAAGCCATCACTCAACAAGATTTCAATGTTCCTGAAATCTTCCGAATTGATTTCATCAGGACATCCTCCATGCGCCAAAACATAAGCCCTGGCCTGTAGGTGAATGTCCTGAATTAGTTTTTTCTTGCGTCCTTGTAACCAGGCTGAATGGCTGATGAAATTGCTTCAAGCAATTCCATTTGAACCTGGGTCGGCCATTCGGCCTCAATTTCTTCGTATGTCAAATCGTCCAGGGTGCCATCAACCGGCACCAGCAATTTGACGTACTCGACAATTTTGTTTTCCATTTCGGAAACGGTGCGAATCAATTGTCGCAAAGAGCGGCCATCCACAATCACATCATCGCCCAGGCGCTCGACGCCAGCAATGTCATCTTTGAGAAAAGGCGTAGCCATTTTGGTGTAGCGTGCTTCTGCCTTGTCTTTATCGACAATGGCCACGCGAGCCTGCATGTCATCCAGTTCTTTGGATAACGGAACGCGAACTTTGAATTCATGTTCGCCAAGCGTGAAGGTTTTGATGCGGAGGGCTTTGGAGTCACCGAAAGCGGAAGTTAATTTGCTCATGTTTTATCCTTTAATGATTTTGTTGTAAATTTCGCTATTCAACGCCAGGGCGTAAGCCACCACCTGGGCCGGCGTCATGTGATGAGCATGACTTGCAGCAATTTCGTGCGCTAGTGTAACCGCCGTCATTCGCTGCTGTGTAAAACCAAACCAGTCTTTTCGAATTTCAGACTGGTTGACCAAAAAACTCAGAAGGTCACTTGTATTTTGTATTGTCGTATGTTGGGTCATAAAAGGGTTAGTTGATAAAGGGTTCCATCAATTAAAGAAGCAATTTCGTCAGTGATGTTCTGAAGTTCTGAATCTTGAGGAAAACCATTTGCAATTCGCAAAGTAGCCACCTCATCTTTGAGATACAACATGTAATCCATCGGCCCTGGCGGCAGATCAAACCCGGCAACGTAGGAAATGCGATTGGCGTATTTGCCTTGGTAGGCTTCCACAAAGCCATCAATCAGGTCGCCAATGGCCGAATAGAAGGCTTCCAGCGCCTTATGTTCAGCAAAGCTTCGACTGGCCAAATGAAGCATATGAGCGCCGGTCACGCTATGCAACAAGCAAGTTGCAAATGCACTGACCGGGTTGGGCTGGGCCTGCTCTACGCTAAATTTCATAACGACTTTTTGCTGACCTTCACAGTCTGCACAATTGGGTTGTATTTGGCCAACAATCGCAGCGCAACGCCTTCCGCAGAGTCTGCTTCGACTGTCAACAATGCGTCAGCAACCTCATTGGCATCAACTACTGAAAACCTGGCAATCAAATCCAAGTCTCCAGTAGCTGATGTCAAATCAAGCACCGCTTGATCAAGCGCGGTCATTATGTGTTGCTCCAGCCATACTGGTTGCCGCGAGGATGGATGGTAAACATGCACTTGGCCTCGGCACCAGGCTGTGCGTCAATGGTAAATTGGCTCACGCGACCATTAAAAGCATAAGCAATCGTGCTAACGCCGCTGACCGCTGCCACGACAAATGTGCGATCAATCACGCCGCTGTAGGCATCACCACGAATCAAAAGCAGGCCGGCATCTGAAGGATTCCAGGCTGCAGTAATGGTCATGGAGGTCGGTGCCGATTGCGTTGGGATTTTGTCAGACTGCCGTGACCCTGCCACACCGAAACTGGCCACTGCGTCATCTTGGCCAAAAGCCGGCACAGCTTCAATATTCAATGCAGTGCCAGATGCGCCAGTGCCGTTGGCCACGGTGCCGACCAGGGTGGCCACTTGCGCTGACCAAACAGACAAGTTGGCTGTGGTGAACGCTGTGGGCGTTGCGCCGGTCTGCATCCACATCGATGCGCTAAAGCCGGGTAGTACTAATGCTGGTGCTGCCATAATGATTTCTCCTGATTAAGCGTTGTTGCTCCACCCGTACAGATTGCCACGGGGGTGAATGGAATACATGCACTTGGCTTCTGCGCCAGGCTGGGCATCAATAGTAAATTGTGAAACTCGCCCGTTGAAGGCATAGTAGACAATGTTGGTGCCGTCGGTGGCAGCAATCACAAATGTGCGATCCACCGTGCCACTATAAGCATCGCCGCGCAGCAGCAACGTCACGGCATCCGATGGATTCCATGCGGATGTGATCGTCATTGAAGTGGGAGCAGACTGCGAAGGTAGCTTGTCAGATTGACGCGAGCCGGCAACCGTAAACGATGCCACAGCATCGTCCTGGCCAAAGGCAGGAATTGCTTCGATGTTCATCAAATTGCCCGATATTGCAATGCCTGATGTGCTGGCCACCAGAGACAGTTGCGCCAGGGTCAAAGGCGTCGGACTGGCTGACGGTTGAGCATACATTGAGGCGCTAAAGCCGGGAAGAATTTTATTAGGCAGAGCCATTTTTCAGTTCCTTCAAAAAGTAGTTTGGGGTGTTTTATGTTGGAATGTCGAGGGTGCAATCTAAAAACACTTGCGCCAATTTCTGCTCATTGTCGTATGAATTGTAAAGCCAATGGACATCAGCTTTCGAAATATAAAACCCTGTGCCAGTGTTTGGTGATGTCCAGCCTATTGTGTCAAGAGCAACATTTGTCCAAGTTACAAATTGACCTGCAGCATTGATCCACCCAGTGGTTGCACCAAAAAATCCTGAGTAGCCATGCAGCGACTGCAAAATTTGATTGGATATTGTAAACCCATCCTCAATCACTTGGGTAAAAATTGAAATTTGAAATGTTGGCCTGTCAATGCCTTTATTGGCTTGATTCCCACCTGTATAGACAGGCTGATGAACATTGCGAAGCATCCAAGTGACAAATTTTTGTTCAGTTGCAAAGTTACGGTTGAATGCCGCATACACAGGCACGGGCGTGACAATGCTGGTCAGTTGGTACTGAATTGCTTTGGCATAGTTGACCGGATTTTGCTGAGTCGCCATTACACCGCCACCACAGGATCATTGCGAACACACATGATCATTGCTGTCATTCGATCATCTGCTTCGCGAACATTGTCAATGCGCCAATCAAAACCGCGCCAGGTAATTGAATACGCATTTTGATTGTCAATAATTGTTTTAATGTTTGGCGTGTAATTTAATGTGAATTCCACAATGTCAGAGTAGACACGATATTTGTCTGTGATCTTGACATGGTTGGCAACAGAATGAACACGGCCACGGGTTGTAAACCATAAAGATTGAGTCGTGCTTTGCTCACCAAAAGTTGATTTACCAAAGGTAAGATTATTAACATTCAGATTTTCAAACCGTGCAATTGCCATTTACATCACCAATGGCTTGTATGGCCGCAGCAAAGTTGAAACACCAAAAGGAATGTTGTTCAATTTGCGTTCAGTGGTGTCGCTACGATTGTTGTACAAATGAGTCAACAACAAAAGCCCAGCCTGTTTGATAACAGGATAAGCTGCCAAAGGGTTGGCTACTGTAGCGTAATCCATATAAATTGGCGCAGTCATGCTTGAGTTGATACTTGTTGGCAGACTCAAAACAATCAATTTATTGCCAGAAACGTCATAGTAATATTGCGAAGATGAAACAGTCACCGAAGTGGCTGGAAAATCATCATTCCAATATTTCAATGAAGTAATCGTGACGCCAGCCAAGGCTGGATTTGCATTCTGGCTGACTTCTGGCAAATCAAGGCTTACGGGGGCGGCTGCAAGACTTTCTGTGCCGTACCAGACGCGATAGGACACTGGGAAGATAGACATGCCTAGATAATCTTCAATTGCTTGCCTAACGGCCAATTCCAGGCCAGCCAGATAGGTGTCCTGGCTGGTGTCGCCAAACAAGTTCAATTGGTTGGTGACTTCTGTCTCGGTCAACCAGGCAGTGGTGTTATCACGCCCAATTTGTTCAACTTTTGAATAATTGAACGGGTTGCGAGTAGCTGCCCCGAAGGGCAGGCCAGAAACTAAAACGTCAGCAGCCATTGTTTAAGTCTCAATCAAACGAACGCCAGCAAATGGATCGCGCACAGTGCTGACCATACGCTTCTCTGCGTACAAAACAACAAAGCCTGGAGTTGTTTCTTCCATCGCTTGAATGGTCATTTCTTCCACATCGGCAATGGTCATAAACAGAGGCCAGTTTGCCAGATACACCGGAAAATTGCCTGCGGTGCCAGTGGCATCCAAATACGGATTTGGAATGACTGGGAACCCTTGCAAGAACATGCCTGGGCCACCATCGGCATCTCCAGTGTCAACCCATGAATATGGGCCTGTAGCGCCATTGTGAGCGTATTTTTTCAAACCTTGAATGTAGCTTGGACTCATGTGCCAACAAGTTCCTGGCAATCCCCAATATTGACCAGGCAAAGCTGCCGCCATATCCATCAAACTTTCCATATCTACCGAAGCACTGGTGTGACCAATAGTGGTTAAAGTGTGGCGACCATTGGTTATTGCCGTGCCTGACGAACCATAAACCGCAGTAGCACCTGCTGCGCCAGGATAGTAGTTCAACCCGCGCAGACCGTCTGTAGCACCCATAGTGGCCGTTGTGCTGCCTGCTTGGTCATTGTTGTCTGCCATCGAAGCTGCTTCAATGGCGGAGAATTCCAGCATCAAGTCTTGAACAAGTGTTTCGTTCAAATAGTTGATGTCTGACATGGCTGCGGTGCGGATTGGCAATTGAGCCGTAATCACGCGAGTCGGTAATTGCCAGATCGTGGTGTTTGTTCCTGGCGTGCCGCTGTCGGGAGTGAACGTGTAGCCCCAAGGATTTGTTTGGTTGGCTGCATTACCGGTCTTGGCCACAAACTGTGCGCTGGAGCCTGCAACTTTAACCTGCCGCGAAAACCTGCGGAATGGGTTGGCATATCGCAGCGCAGCAAAAGCGTCATCGAAATAAGTCCGACCACCTTGACCATCGCCGCTGCCTGTAAGACCTGCTGCTTCGCGCAGATCAATCTTGACTTTGTTGCCATTTTCCAGCGTCTGCTTGATGCCGTCCAGAATTTTTTCGGTAATGGTTTTCATTGTTGTTCCAGTTGAAATCGAAAATGCAGGGAGAGGTTTTGGCCTCTCCCTTCTCGCACAACTATTAGTTGGCAGCAGTGGCCGTCGAACGATAACGGATCAGTGCGTTTGGATCGCGCACGCTGGTGGCCAGACGCTTTTCACCGTAGAACGTAATATAGCCAGGCAAAGTCTGGTCATACCGACGCATCACCATGTTCAAACGATCAATGATGGTGTGGCCGCGAGTCCAGTCGCCAAAGTACATCGGGTACTTGCTCGTGGTGGCTGCAGCAGCAGTTGTCAACTGACTTGGGCTGTCCAAGTATTTGTTGACAACCACATCAAAACCAAGCAGTTGCCCAATAATACCGTCAACCGACAGAGAATCAACAGAGTTGAAAATCGGGCGACCATTGGTATCCTGCAGACCGCGAATTGCTTGCAGCAGGATTGGGTTAATCATGAACTTGGTTGCTGGCGTCCAGTACTGTTGCGGCAGCGCGTAGATGGTGTTGATAACGTCTTTGTATGTGACGTTATTCAAACCAACGGTGTTGACGTTGGAGGTCAACTGGTCGTAAGTCGCCAGACTGTGCAGGCCGGTGGTGGAGCCAGTGCCAGAGGTGCCAAAAGCAGCCGCAGAGGTCGTGCCGCCTGCATAGGTGCCGTTAGCGCCAGGGTACTGATTCAAGCCACGCAGACCGTCAGCGCCACCAGTAGTCACAGAAGTGCCGGTGCCAGACTGGTCGTTGTTGCTGATCATGGACTGGGCTTCTGCCTGGGCAAATTCCATGAGCATGTCATCAACGATGTTGGCTTCCAGGCCATCGATGTCATCCAGAGACGCTGTACGGATCGGGAACTGCACGTTGATGTCTTTCAGCACCAACTGCCAGATGCTGGTGTTTTCCGTGGTGGGTGAACCGTTGTTTTGGACGGCATAGCCCCACTGGGCGCCAGCATTGCCAGTCTTGACCCGGAACTGATAGCTGGAGCCATCGGTAGCCACGGTGCGGGACAGGCCGCGCATCTGGTTGGCCAGACGCAAAGCCACAAACACAGGATCGTAGCCAGTGCGACCACCTTGACCGTCACCACCAGCGGTTAGGCCGGCAGCTTCCTTCATGTAGGCGTCATACTGACCCTGGTCTTCGAACATTTTCAGTTCTTTTTCGCCTTGGCGAGCGCCCTTGTAATAGGTGGCCAATTGCTCACGCACGGCGCGGTTCACATCAGTGCGGACAGACTTGGCAACCCGAATGATGGAGGGAGCCTGGACGGAAGCAATTTTGGCTTCCAGAGCGGCCATTTTGGCGTCGATATCGGCGCGAGCAGCATCAATAGCCGCAGGGATTTTGGCTTCCACGGCCAGGACAGCATCGTGCTGTTTGGCTTCGATGGCGTCCAGTTTGTCGAGAATTACTTGAGACATGGTGTTACCTTTTGAGTCGTTTGTCGAGAATTTGCAACAGTTCGCGTTGCTCTAAAGCCGCGAGAATAGCTGCGTGGTTGGTCGCTTCCGCATCAGCATCACGCTGGGGCGTCGCATTTTCAATAGGCTTTGAAACAACATCACGCTGCTCCAGAACTTTCTTGAAAGTTGATGCGGCAGCGACCGCATCACTCTTGGAAAGCCCGGCATCACGCAGGGCTTGCTCCATGATCTTGAGATCAGCAGAACCATCAGGCCGAAAGTATTCTAGGCGGCTGACGTTTGCTTCAGGGTTGTTTGGATACATCACCACGGACACTTCGCGGAGTCCACCCTTGGTGATTTGGAAATAGGCTTCTTCAGATTGATCTGGCTCGCCGTCCGCATTGACCATTTGATAGTCTTCTGCATATGCACCGACGGATACGCCACCAAACATGGTGGGCGACTCGGACATGATGGTGTGCATGTCTTTGCCGGCGGCGGTATTCATGTAAATTCGACCCTCTGCGGTCATTCCCACGGGTGTCATTTCAAATGAAGTCCATTCACCGACGGGCATTGCTTCCGACTGGTGATTCATGAACATTGGAAGTGGCTTGCCAGTCTTAGAAAAAGCTTCTGCCCAGTCCATGAAGCCTTCAGGCTGATAGTTGAATCGCCGGCCATCAGCGCCCTCGCGAGCGCCCCAAGTGGTCACAGTGGCTTCAATTTTTCCGGTCTGTCCTTTGGCCTCTGGCATCAGCCGGGCCTCGCACAGCATCGTCAAATTTTTTGGCGTCATTAATTACTCCATCAACTTTGGTTTTGTCAATGTCCTGTATTTTGATAGATTTTTTCGCAGCACGCTGAATTTGCCGTGCGAAAAGTTGCTTGATTGTATCGGCAAAAATCATTGTTTACCAATATTCATTTTTCTGGTTTGATTTCCACCGCCACCGCCCGTGTCTTGAGGGCTGGTTCCCGGTATGTTACCAGTTTTCGCGGAAGGGTCAAGCAAATCGTTGCCGCCGTCGATGTTTGGCATGTTCATGTATTGACGGGCTTCGTTGGGAGTCATAACTCCAGCACCAACGCCGGCCACCACAAAATTCATTTGATCCAGTGGCGCACCCTTCAAAAAGTCCCTGGTATCAAATTCAATTTTTAGGTTGGGGTAGCCCGAAAACAATTGCATCTTTATCTTTTGCTGAATATTCACCGTGGTCGGATAGATTGTTGACTTGTAAAACTCATCCAAAATAGTCTGGGTGTTGTTGTACTTTTGGTCAGCAATTCCTACCAATGCAGGCGGCACACCAAACAGACCACAAATCCGCTTCATGGTCTGGGTCTTCAATTTCTCCGTATCAGCATCCTGTAAGGTCAGCATTTGCAGAGGCGTGTACTTCATGCCCTGGTCGAGCAGCATACCCTGGCCAGGCTTGCTGGGGTCAGACTGCCGGCTTCCAGTCATGCTGCCCCAAGCTTCTTTTAGGCGAGCGGCAATCTCTTTGAATTTGCCATCGGGGATAACTTGCTCTGTCGTGAACATGCCAGACGGCTTGGCACCATTCTGCATGACGTAATTGGCATACAGGTCAATGTCCTGATCCAGGCTGACCAACTCAGCCGCGAGGATGCCTTTATTGAAGCCGGCAGAGCCTTGCCATGCCATGTCTTTCACATGCATGACCTGATGGGCATTTAGCGGTTCGTCGCGGCTGAACCCATAGCTGGGTGTGGACAACCTGTAGCTGGGATAGCGGGTAGGTGTAATGGTCACAGCAATTAGAGTGCTGTCCAGCATGTACATTTCCAGGGGTGTCTCCAGAGAATTGTTCTGGTTCTCGCGCCACCACAAAGTGAACGCCTCGCCAGACAATTCGTACCACATAATCCACTGATACCAGAACTCATAGGCACTCTGGAAGCGATTAGGGGACGCCAGGAGCGATGCAACCTGCTTGGCCTTGGCCTTGTCTCTCTTGCCTACCTTTTCGTCCTTGCAGGCGTCCACATAGGTGCCATCGTCCAGTTCTGCCATTACCCGGATCGGCAATTGTGAAATGGCCCTGGCTTTGGCCGCTACGCACGCGAGAATCGTCGAATTGCGCGTAAGCAGCGACATGTCCACTGGCCGGCCAGCATTATTGGTTGCCGCCGTGGTGACATACAAAATCTGCGTATTGACCGTCGGATGGGGCTTTCCAGCCTGGTAGACAATATTATTGCCCAGCGCGGTCTGACCAAACAGGGTATTGGATTCGCTTGAAACCGCTTCTTTTCGCTTGAAAATGTCCAAAATAGCCATGTTTTTCTCCGATTAGCCCAGATTTTACCAGTCTACCGCTCGAAAACCAAATGATTCGTTGACAAACACATTATCCAGATGGCAATGCAGCGCCATGATAAGGGCAATTACGCCGTCTACCTTGGCTGATGGGTCAGATTCGTTCTTGCGTACCTTCACATTGGAATTGACATCCACATAGCATTCGCTGTTGGCGATCTGCCAGCCGACAAATGGATTGCCGTCGTGCTTGATGGCTTTCTTGAGAATCAGTTGCTCCGCCGTCTTGGACGGGTTTGACAAGACCGACATACTCTGGCCAACTTTTTTCACCGGCAAGCCCTTACCAAACAAATTGGCCACCAGGGTTGCAGCGTTATAGGGGTCAAACCCGATTTCCTTGACTTGGTGTTGTTCACATTGCTGGGCAATGTAGGTTTCAATTTCGTTCAGGTCGGTGACATTGCCCTGAGTCAGTTTCAACACGCCAGACTCCACCGCTTGCATATAGGTTGAGCGGTAATGATTGGGAATAAAGGAAAGTGATTCTTCTGGCAGGAAGAACTGAAACTTGGCAAAGAACTCTTCCTCGGCATATCGATGGAGCGTGCAGACGGCATTCAAGTCGCGGCTGTGCGCCAAGTCAAACGCCATGAAAGTGGCCTCTGGCTTGTCCTCCGACATGGTGGCCACAGAATCGTCCCAGAAGCGGCGATCCACCCAGGCGCTGTTGGCACTGACGTAAATGTTCAACTGCTTGCACAGGAACTCATTCAGGCTGGCCGGCTTGGCCGACGCCTCTTCCGCCATGTGAGCAATGTGTTCCCTGGTCACGGACACCCCCAGCATGGGGTTGGCCTTGCTCCAGACCTCTGGGTTGCTCCATTCATCCCCTGGGTCAATGCTGTACAGCAAACCAAACCAGCGGTAATTGTCTGGGGCGGCACCGCGCAGAATGTTGCGGAAATGACTCAGGTCTTCGAAGAACTTGGTTTCTTTGGTAAAGCTGGCCGTGGTCAAGTACATCCGCAACGGGTTCTTGCGTGCGCCCATACCCGAATGCAGCACCTCAATGGAAGACCGCTCAATGATCTGGGCAGCTTCGTCAATCATGGCGCAGGATGGGTTTTTGCCGTCGCCAGTCTTCTTGTTGTCGCGGCTCAAAGCGCGGTAGGTCGAGGTGGAATCGCCGGCCTTTTTCAACTCATTGCGGTAGACAATGAATTTGGAGGTCAACTCCGTCTTCATGTTCTCCACAATAGCCTTGGATGAGTCAAAGCAAATGGTGGCCTGCTCGCGGTTGGTCGCCAGGGTAAAGACCTCGGCACCAGCATCGCCAAACTGGAGTTCGTAAAGCGCAATGATGGACGCCAGCGTAGTCTTGCCCGACTTGCGAGGCACAAACAAAATAACGTCTGTTGTCCACCGGAAGCTGTTGTCACGTTTGTCTCGGAAGCCATAGATAGCCGCCAGCAACAATACTTGAAACCCGCTCAGTTCAATGATTCGGCCAGCGTCGGCCCCTTTGACATGGCGTGTAAATTTGACAAATTTCAGGATGTGTTCAGCTTTGGCCGGCACAAACTCATAGGGTGCGTCTTTGCGTTCCACCATGTCGAGAAACCGCTGGCACGCCAGGCGCACATCCTCGCACGCAGCGATATCGCCTCGGACAACGCCTACGGCATACTCAAAAGCTGGTTTAAGCAGTGGCGAATAACTCATCAACGTCACTTACCTTATTTGATTTCTTGGGTCGGCCACGGGCGACTAGCGCCAACTCGGCCAATATCTTGATTGCTTTGTCCAGCGACTCAGTGCGGATTTTGTACCAAGGACTTGGTGCATCACCAGAGTTGTATTCATAGATGGGGCCGTTGTCTATGATCTGAAGATTGGCGGTAATCATGGTTTCCACCACCATGACCAGCAATCCAATCAGCAACTCATCGGACGCCGTGATGTTGCCAGTGTTATTTTCCACCTCATTCCTGATGGCAGTCTCAAACGCCTTGGCGTCCCATGCTGCGGGATTGCGAATGAACTCAATAATTTGTCTCGGTGCTGCTCTCATGATTCTCCAATACTTTGTGGTAATCGCCCAACTGATAATCCATTATGTCAGGCTGTACATAATGCCTAAACACGCCTTTTTTTTCTAACGCCGATTTGATGCCGTGGCACTCTGGGCATAGTGATTGAAACACATTGTGCATAAATGCGTGTTCACCAATAACCCGCCAGGCAAACAAGTGATCGACATGCGAAGCCATATTGACATGGCCATTGCATAAGCAAGACTGACACAGCGGCTGCTCAGACAATACCCTGCCTCGCACAGAATCCCATGCAATCATGGCATACATTTTATTAAACTGTTTTCTGTTGTCATTTGCTTTGATTTTCGGAGCGTGATCGGCGCAAACAGATTTGCCTTTAGCGCATAACAATTTGCAGCCAAATTCTGCACATTTATTGGGCGGGAAGGTGGGCATCTTGGCAACATTATCACACGTTATCACCCCTAGTGACTATTTATACGTCCGTAATTGGCC